TGGTAGCTAAACCTTGTACAGCTTGACCGTACTTTTGTTCGTATAATTGCACATATGTAGGATTTTTCAAGTATGAAAAGGCTTCAGCCACTGTGCTGTAAATTAAAACTTCTGGCGCTGTATTAGATATAAATGTTGTAGTTGTAGTGCCAGATGTACCGTCACCCAATCTTTCAGGTGTTCTATTATACCAAAGCTCTACAGTTATAGCAGCGTTAGGGGTGGGTGCTAATATTAAAGTGTTTTCATCCCAGTTCGCATAATATCTAGGTGTTCCAGTATTATTAGCTCTGTCTAGGTTATATTCATCAATAAATGTTGTATCTCTCTGTTCAAGCCATGCTCTGTCAGAATTACCATCAACTATTTGAACACCTCTCTCAAAGTCAAAATCTTCAGGCATGGTAAGAAAGGGGCTACCAATTGTTAAAGATGAAGTAGCAAACTTTCTAAATGCATCTAAATCTAACTGTTTTTGTATCTTGTTTTCTGCGTTTGTTATAAATACGTTAATTACAGTATTTGATAATACCTCAGTGCCTACCTCTGTGTAGTTTCTTACATTATCTAATAATTCGCTATAGTTCATGGTGTGCTTATTGAGTTACCCATACCTGGGTGACTACTACAATAATAATATAGTGTCGGAGCTCCAATTGCTACTGTAATTTCTAGAGCTCTTGTAGTTGCTGATGTATAACCACTTGCGTAGGCTGACTGTGATACTGAAGATCCATTAATTTTAAATGTAACACCAGTCGTATAAACAGACCCAGAATTGTGACTACCATCAGATGTTGTGCTTAAGTAAAAAGGATGTGAATCAACTGTGTTATCACTTAAATTAAATATTGCAGAAGATCCTTCATTTATAGTAATGGATGGTGCTTGAACACCGTCAATATAAAAGGCATTACCTCCACCACCTGCCTTAGCTGCAACCGTAACTGTGTATGTAGTTGTGCTAGCAGTAGATATTGTGACAGCACCTATTTTTGATTGCATAATTAGTTTTTTGTGTGGTGTTTGCGGTAACATACTGTTTGAATCTGTTGGATTACTACCGTCTGCTGGTGATGTGCTTTGTACAGTCGTTAAAAATGCACTGTCCCCAGGCTCACCTAAAAATACAGTCATAGGCATTGGTTGTGAAAATGTGTCAAACGTTGCATCATTAGGCCCTGTGGGACTATCATCTTTTAGTATTTTGTTTGATTCAACTCTAGGATCTTGTAAAGCCTCTGGATCTGGTGGATGATAAGGAGGATCTAATTGTGGGTGTTTTGGTTCATAACACTCTGGACAAACAAATAATCCGTTCCATTCTTTTTTTAATTGTTGATATTTGTACTCTTGACCACAACGATCACAAACTGCTCTAGAGAAACGACCTGATGCAAATGCCATATCTTACCCCGATGGATAAAAGTTTTGTGGCACAATATTTACAGATGTTGATTGACTGTCCTCTGTTAAGGCTCTTTGCAATTCAGCCTCGTATCTTCTTTCTAATTCTTGTGATCTCTCAGGTGCAACTTCTTGTGCAGTATAATATGCTAAACCAGATACTAAGCATGGTAAAAATCTAAAAGGTGCATCAGGTGTATTTGTATATGCTCCTACGTCTTCTATTCTACCCACATAAAAAAAGTTTATTTTAGTGTCTGTAGTATCAGGTGTTAAAAATAATTTTATTTTTACTGCAGATAACTCTCTTCTTACATAGTATTGACTAGGTGTACCTTGTGATGTTTTATTTGGTAAATTTTCATATTCGGATCTGGATATTTTTGTCATGCTTGTATCTGTCAGTCCGTCTGAACTTCTAAATACAACCTCTAATATGTCAGATGCATCAGAGGGTGCAGTATATTCTGTTTGCCCTGCAGTTAAATTTTGTGTGTGATTTTTTATTTTCCAAAGATGTATACCTCGGTTACCCCATTCAGAAAACAACAAGTTTAAATTATCTCTTGCAGCAGATAATTCATATCCTGTCCTTATCTGTGTCCCACATCTAGCATAAGCTCTTTCAATGAGCCTGTCGATACTGAGGTCAAAAGCTGTAGTTCCCGAGGTAGCCATTTATTACTTCTTCTTTTTATTTTTTTTCTTAGCTTGTTTTTTTGGGTTGCCGCCACGTTTCATCGCTAGTGGCTTACCGCCTCGTTTCATGGCTTGTTTTTTCATTTTCATACCTGGCATGTTTTTTCTCCTTTTTAAAAAGTTTTTCGTACTCGTCTTGCCTTGTTTTTACGACATCATCGTAATACTCAGCTGGCCAATTTTTATAATAACCTATCTTATGTAGTTTGCAACTTGCTTCATATAACTGCTTAAATTTTTGTACAAGCATCATACTGTATTGATACTCAGGCTCCCAATCACAATCATCTGTTGGATTTACAAGAAACTCTTGCTCTTCCACAGTAGCAGGGTTTGTAGGATGAAACCCCATAAAATACACGTCTCGTTTATTGTAGGTTTTGTTGTAAAAATCTATCTTGTCTTGAAATTTAATGTTGTCATATTGATCCCAATAAGGATCACAAAATATAATTATATCGTGTTGTTTTTTATTCCAATCTTTAAGAACATTTGTAAGGTGTTTTTCGTACTTACTTCTGTCAGGTCTGACCTCAATACGTAACTTATTATCTCTACGCCATTTTGCAGCAAAAGGACACGCTGGAAAGCCAAGATGCTTGTTCATTGGCTCTAAGACATTCTTAGACCAATTTATTACATCATCTTTTATTTTTTCTGCGAGTTTTTTTCTTGACAATTGTTTTAACGTTTGTGGGTTTAGGACCTACATTACCTGCTGCCCTTTTTCTAGATACTGCTGATTTTATTTGCCCCTTTGACATTGCTGCAGCTTTAGCAGCGGGGACACACTTTGGATATTTTCGTTTAGCGTCTTTTTTTTGTTTTGATCTACCACATTTAGCGAAGCTGCCATCTTTTTTTCGAGAACCTATATCTCTCCAATCCTGTTTGAACCACTTCGCTAATCCTTTGTGGCCAGACATTTTATACTATCTGTGATATTGCGTATATTGCAACAACTCCAACAACAACGACAATCATCTTGCCTTTCTTGTTTAGAGAGTTCCATTTACTTTTGATTGAATCGAGCATGATTACCTCCTATGCAGCGTTGGTAAATAACTTGGTTTTCTTTCTTCTTTTAGAATCAACCATGCCACAACCGGCAGCTACTATTTTGCTTGGCTTACCTTTTTTTGGGTCGCCTCCAATTGCCATGCGTTTAGCTGAAACAGCTTTTCTTTGTTGGGATATAGAACCTCCCATGGCTTTCTTAGGTCCTTTAAAATCTTTACGTTTCATGCCGCTTGGGTCTTTTATTTTGCCTGCACAGATTTTTGAAGCATAAGCATTTGCATATGCGCTAGGATATACCTTAAATTTACGCTTAGCTGCTGCTTTACCTCTTGGACATAATTTAGTCATGTTCTATTTCTCCTTATACTTATCTTACCCTTTTTAAATATATTAGCAACTTGTGTTTTACCCATAACCTTTGCTCTTTGTTCTCCTACTGTAAGTATTTGTATTTTACGTGCATAGGGTTTACTTATTCTTTTAACCTTAGCAACTGTAGCTCTTGCGTCTGCAGGTGTTGCAAACTTAATACGCACAGTATCTTTAGGGTTTTCGTCAGTATATAATCTTCTACCAGAGCCTTTAGGCTTTTTTCCTGTTCCTTTTTTTGGATCTGCCATTAATTATTCCTGTTAATTTTTTTGCTTGATTTGCGTGTTTCTTAGATGCTTTACGTAGCGCAGAGGCTACTTTTTTTATTTTTTTCATACCAGGTTTAGATACCTGTTGTCTCATTTGTGCTCTAGATATTGCCATTAAAAGTCAGTGGTCTTAATAAGAAACTCTTCTATCCAAGCTATCTTATCATCCATTTGAATTATTTTAGATTTTATTACAGCAATATCTTGTTGCATTTGTGCAACACTGTCAGCCTTTTTTTCTACTGCATTAAGGCGTTCGGACCACATACCCCATGTCATGCCGACTGTTGCAATCAGCACAACATAAGGCAAAACTGTCTTCATCTCTATCTTAATCGACATACGCAATCCTCATCTGTTTTACAATCGCACATAATAACCTCCTATTTTGATTTAGCTGACATATTGTTCAAAGGATTATTTAAAGCCTTATTAATCTTTAAGTCAAGGCTTTCTTCTAACAATTTCATCTCATCAAGAAGCTCTCTAGCATCTTCTTTTTGTCTATCCTCAACATCATTTACAATCTCTGTTATATGTCTAATATCACCATTCATTTGACGTAAGTCTGCCTTCATATCTGAACGCATATCACGTGCTACGTCACTGATTATCGTAATTTCTTGAAGTATCATATCTATCTCTGACTTTAATACAGCCATGCCCTCATCATACTGAGAAAGGTCCGGCTCGGTATAAAGAGTTATCTTTTCCTTCATATCAAGGTAGTCCTGATAAAAAGTAAAGCCAGTCCATGCAGCACCACCTAGTGCACCTAATAAGGTAAAGATAGCAAAGACTTTTCCACCAGATACCTTAAGTCCGCTATACTCAATACTGGGCATCTATCATCTCCTGAAGTGTATCATTCTGAGCCATATTAAAGAGCATACCATACTGATCTTCTATTGTCTTGTTTAAATAGTCATTAACGTTTGTATCTTGTATATAAGATTGACTGTCAAAAAAAGTTTTAGTATTACCTAATATCTGCATCACAATTAAAGTCTTAGTCTGAGCAGCGTCATCATACCTTGCTTTGTCATCAATCTTCTTAACTATTTTAGTGGCAGCCTTTTCTTTCTTTGATACCTTAGGCTCAGATGGTTTCTCTTCTTCTACCACTTCTTCTGGATCTTCTTCTTTTTGTGGTGTTTGTGGTTGCTCTGGTTCTGATTCCTGTGGTTCTTCTTGAGATTCTTCGATAACTTCCTCTTCAGGTTCAGCTTCTACCACCACTATCTCTTCCATCTCCATTTCGATTTCCAACTCTACTTCAGTTTCTACCTCAACGATTTCAACCTCAGGTTCAGGTAAATTTATTTCTATTTCAGCTATTTCTAATTCAACACTAGCAACAGTAATCTCTTCTACAGGAGCTTCGATAGGCACGAACTCTATCTCACCCTCATTCATGCTTATGTCATTAAATTCAAATACCTCTTCTACAAACTCTAATTCCACGGGATCAAGAATATTTAAGTATAGTATCTCTTCTAAGGTTGTTATTTGTTGGGTAATGATAGTATTGATTACATTGTAAAATACATTAACTGTTACATCATCAAATAAAGGACCTATAGCAAGATTAATATCTCGACCACCTACCTCAACAGTTATTCTATTTAGAGAGCCACTAAAGTCGAAAGACCCAGTGTAAGATTGATAACCAGACGCTATACCAGATTCCGATAATATATCAGTGCCTTGAAACACTGTATTAGATCCATTACGGCCAGTAATATGCATGTAAATTCTATCTTGTGCATCACGTTTCTCTACTTCAATTGAGTATCTAACTTGACCACCCCTATCTATTTCTAAATCGGATATATCAATATTGTTTATAATAAAAGTCGTGCCCATACCTGGCACACCCATCGTTGATGTGCTATTGCCTGATCCTGTGATTTGTGCACATCTATCTGATCCTAATTCACCACAGGTATTGCCTGTTGGCATAGAAGCAGGCCCTTGCCCACCCCAGTCCACTTGCATATTGCCATCATCACTAGACCCTACATATCCATTTGAACTATCTAAAATATTACCTGAGTCTTCATTAGTAACAGTTGTGGTGGTGGTGGTAGTTGTCGTTGTTGTGGTTGTAATAATTTCTGTGCCTGTGCTCTCCTCAGTAATGACAATATCTTCTTCTTCTGTAATAGTCACACCTGGAGTGCAAAGACCTGTTACGTCAGGTAAGCACTCAGCCTTAGAATAAGAGGAGACCAGTAGTAATAAGGAAAAAAGTTTTAAACATTGCAAGATTCTGCGCATCATCAAACTCCTTTTGTTCTGGTTTATTAGCTTTAGCATAGTCCTCTCTGTATCTACTACCCTCAGGAATTAAGTGAGGGTTCTCTTCCCAGTAAGCAGCAGCCTCAGCCCCGATGAGCCCTGAAACAGGGCACGGCGTGCCTGCATCTGCCATACTTGTCCAGACACGATGGTCTTGACACAAGATTGCTACTGCCGACACCTTCATGCCAAAAGCGAACTGGGTCTTAGATAATTTTAGAAGCTGACACAGCTCATCGTCTATTAGAACGCCTGTTGCAATACCTAAAACATTATTTTGAACTGCCCCGCCGATACCTACTTTACATATATCAGAATTTGAATTGGGCAGAACTGGTGCATTTGCTGTTGGTGGCGTATTGTTTACTACCGTGCTGGAAACAGTATTATCTCCCGCTGAGGATGTCTGTATTGATAAATACATAAAGACGACTGTCATAAAGGCACAAAATAAATAAAAGTATGCTTTAAACAATTAACACCTCCATCGTCTTCTAGCTTGTCTTAATCTTGAATTTGGATCTTTTGCTGCCTTTGGAAATTTTTTCATTTGTCCTGCACTTCTTGCACAGAACGATTTTCTTCTTTTTGCTGCTTTACTTCCAGGTTTAACTTTGCCTGTTACAGCAGTTTTTAATTTAGAGCCAGGGTTGTCACGTCTATATTTAGCAACACCGGCTTTAGTCATTCCCGCCCCAGATTTAGTGGAGCGGAAATATTTTTTAGTTTTTGGGGGTTGTTTGTCCCGTTTTCTCATTATGCAAAAAAGCAGGTTAGAGAAGTTACATTGGTAAGTGTTGCATGTATTTGTGTTGAGAATCTCATGCCTTCATCACCAAGGTATGTTTCTATGATTGCTGTAGCTGATGCAGGTGTGTCAATGTTAAAAAGTGTTGAACCACTACTTGCATCTTTTAAAACAATACTTCCAGCGGATCCAGCACAAATAGCATGAATCGCTATGAGTCTAGCAGGACCACTTGTGACGTTACCGGTTGCGGTAACTTTTGATGATTTAAGTCCTAACATTTGTCACTCCTATGATAAGTTATTGTTTTGTATGTACAATACTGTAGCAGTAGCAGCACCTGTAGATCCGTCTTCAGTACCTGCTACAAAGTCAGCTAATACTTCTAAATCGGATGTACCAACATCAGTAGCTTCAGTATCAAGAGTACCTCTTGTTGTGCCTAATGCTTTAACGTTAGTGGCAGGAATAAATGCATTTCCATCTCCACTTGTACCGATTTGCACGGTTGCTGTACCAGAATCGTTATTTACAGTTGTAACGTTTAAAATTACATCAACAATCTGTGAGTTTGCTGGCACGATAGCCACTCTTTGATTAAGAGCGTCTGCACCAATAATATCTAATACTACTGATTGTGCCATAACTACTGAACC